AGGGTCGATCATGCTGCCTCCTTCCTATATCAGTGCGTCCCGCAGCGCGGGAATGGGCGGGTAGGGATATATAACCCTGCCCGCGTTTTTTTGGTTAAAAATGCGAGAGATTGCATTCGAGAACATAACGCACGTCGCCAAAATCCACAACTGACAGCGAGCGGCGTGCATCGCCGCGACGAGCTTGCATTTTTGAGTACGACACAAACGGGAATCCAGCGATGACCCCGTGGTTCGCCGTGCTTTTGTCAGCCCAGCCTTTGGCGCTGTCAATAATTTGATCAAGCGTTTCGCTGGTTTCGACAGCGTCGATCATCCATGTGCCGCCGTTGTAGTCTGCGTCGAACAGTTCGTTTTTGGTGGCGGCTGCGAATGCTGCGATGTTTTGTTGTGCGTTGTGCATTTTAATCTCCTGCACCAAGCTCTGCGGTGCGCCAGATGGCTCAACGTGAGCCAATGTGTGTACTATACACACCTAATTTTGTATTGTCAACAGTTTTTTGCAAAATAATCTAATCATATTATGGTCGTCGCCAAAACACGCCAGAGCATTGCCGACGCGCCGCCTAGTGTCGGCGCTGTCGCACTCGATCCAAGCACCAAAACCTGTGTGCATAGCCTCAAAGCTGCGTCCATCTAGGATCTCGCCAGATTTGCCGCGGAGCAAAACGCCGGCCCCGTAATTGCTCGCGCCGTGCTGAGTGGTGAGGCGCAGTGTTTCGGGGTTTGTTTGGCGCAGGCCTAACGCGTTAATTGCCTCAATACCCGCGGGCGGGAAATAAAGTTTTATTTTCATTCGATAAATATGGGGGCCGCTTCCGCGGCCCCGGCCTTTTTTGTTAATCTTTGACCAAGTCGCCATAGGCGTGCGAGTATGTATTGCCGTTGCGGTCAATAACCGTTGGCGCGTACCCTTGCCGCACCAGTTTTTTAACCGCGCCCAAAGCGCCGCCGAATGTATTGTGACGGGTTGGCGTGGCGTTAAAGTAGGCTGGCAGAACAACAACATACTGAGTGGGCTTGCGGAGCAGCACGCACCGGCCATATTGGTCACTTGCCAAATCGTGAGCGCTGCCCGTGCCGCTCATTTTGCGCGTGATGATAAGTTGGTTGTTTTGGACGTTAAGCATTTTGATCTCCTGCACCAAGCTCTGCGGTGCGCCAGTTGAGTCACGTTGACCCAATGTGTGTACTATACGCACCCGCTTTTGGTTTGTCAACACCTTTTTGCAAAATAATCAAAATATTTTTATGTCTCGCCGATCCGGTGGCGGATCTTGTCAAAACCGCAACACGCGCAAAAAAAATCGAAACTAAAAACGTTTGAGAGTGTTGCGGATATTGACTAATATCCGTGGCATGGTGGTTATAGGACTAAGCAGCCATCGAACGAACGCAGAACACAACCGACGCGACGGAATCGCGGAACCGTAAAGGTGATGGAAATGGCGGCCACGTCAACCGTATTTAAAAAAGGCGAAAAAAAGCGCGGCCAAGGTCAGCGCGGCCCCGGTAGGGCTACTGTAAACGCGAGGGAAGCTATCGCGCGGCTGGTGGACGGCAACGCCGAACGGATGCAGCAGTGGCTGGATGACATCGCAGAGCAGGATGGCCCGTTAATGGCGTGGCGTTGTATGGCAGACGTTATCGAGTACCACGTACCAAAGCTGTCTCGCTCAGATGTGAACCTAAAGGCTACGGGCGAGTTCAAGCTAACGCTGAATAGTGATGACGCAGCATTGTGAGATTAACGGACAGGCAGCAAGCGGCGCAAAAGGTACTAGCCTCAAGCGCAACGCACGTAATGCTGTTTGGGGGAAGTCGAAGCGGTAAGACGTTCTTGCTAGTCCGCAATGTAGTGATGCGGGCGATCAAGGCTTCGCGCAGCCGCCATGCAATCTTGAGGTTCCGCTTTAACGCGGTCAAGGCCTCGATTGTGTTTGATACCTTCCCAAAGGTAATGCAGCTTTGCTTCCCGCAGATCAAGCACGAGCTGAATAAGACGGACTGGTTTGCTCAGTTTGAGAACGGCTCGCAGATATGGTTTGGTGGGCTGGATGACAAAGAGCGCACCGAGAAGATTTTGGGCCAAGAGTACGCAACCATCTATCTAAACGAATGCTCACAGATTCCGTGGGGATCGGTAGGCATTGCGGTTACTCGTTTGGCGCAGAAGGTTGAACAGACAATAGACGGTGTAACTAAGGTTATGGCGGTTCGCATGTATTACGATTGTAACCCGCCGTCTAAGGCTCACTGGTCGTACAAGCTGTTTCACGACAAAGCCGACCCTGAGACCGGGATAAAGAAAAACGACCCGCAGGAGTACAACTGGTTCCAGATCAACCCGCAGGACAACGCGGTCAACTTGACTAGCAACTACTTAGACACGCTTAAAAACCTGTCCGCGAGGTTGCAGAAGCGATTTTTAACGGGTGAGTTTGCAGACGCAACGCCGAACGCGCTATTCCATGACGAAACGATAGACAAGTGGCGCAACATTGACGGCGAACTGCCTGACTTTGTGCGGGTGGTCATAGCGGTTGACCCTAGCGGCGCAAGTGACACAGACAACGCAGATAACGACGCAATTGGTATTGCTGTGGCTGCGCTCGGTACGGATGGCAACGCCTACGTGCTGGAAGATTTGACGGTAAAGGCTGGCCCAGCCACATGGGGCAAGGTTGCAACTGACGCCTACGAACGGCACAAGGCTGATGTGATTGTGGGTGAAACGAACTACGGCGGCGAGATGGTGCGCTTTACGGTACAAGCAGCAAGGCCGAGAACCCATTTCAAAGCGGTCAATGCCACTAGAGGCAAGGTGGTACGAGCTGAACCAATAAGCGCTTTATACGAACAGGGTAAGGTGCGACACGCTGGCATCTTCCGTGAGTTGGAAGATGAGTTGTGCGCCTTCTCAACGAATGGCTACACGGGCGAACGCAGCCCTAATCGAGCAGACGCCGTTATTTGGGCGCTTACTGAATTGTTCCCTGGCATTGTTGCTGAGAAACGTAAACCAACAGACGAAAGAAAGCCCCGCCCACGAGTTAGTCACGGCTGGCTCGGCGCATAAACATGAGTAAAATTACAGACGTTAAAGGCAAATCCAAGGAAGACGACGACGCCGCATTCCTAGACGAAGCCCGCAAGCGGTTCAGGTTATGCGAGGCCGGCTGGAAAGATAACCGTCTGGCGGCGCTTGAGGATATGAAATTCCGGGCTGGCGACCAATGGCCGGAAAAAATCAAAGAGAGCCGCGAGAAATCGGGGCGTCCGTGTCTTGTGGTGGACAAGCTTAACCAATATGTGCGGCAAGTGGTTAATGATGGTCGTCAGAATCGCCCGATGGTCAAGGTTAGGCCGATTGATGACTACGCTGACGACGAAGTAGCAGAGGCGTTTCAGGGCATCATTCGGCATATCTGCGACCGTTCAAACGCTGACGAGGCGTTCGACACTGCGTTAGAACAAGCAGTTGTAGGCGGTTGGGGCTGGTTCCGTGTCGCGACTGACTACGCTCACGAAAACACGTTCAACCAAGAAATAGAAGTCATCCGCATCCCTAACCAGCTTGCGGTAGTCTGCGATCCGTTCACGCAAAAAGCAGACAAGAGCGACATGCGCTTTTGCTTCGTCGTTGATGAGATGGCAAAGGATGAGTTCAAAAAACAATATCCCGATGCCAAGTTCACCAATTGGGAATCAGACGGCAAGAACTACGGTGAGGATGGCTGGTTAACGGCTGAGTCTGTCCGCGTTGCTGAATACTGGCACGTCGTTGAGGAACCAACAAAACTACTCCTGTTGTCCGATGGTACTAGCGTACCGGAGTCGCAATATCTTGAGGCAGTAGCCGAACAAGTTACCGACCTACCGACTATCGTTGATGAGCGCGAAGTCACCACTAAAAAGGTCAAGTGGTGTCGTATGTCGGGCGCTGAGAAGCTAGAGGAAATCGAATGGGTTGGTAAGTACGTGCCTTTGGTGTTCGTCGGTGGTAACGAGTACAACGTAGACGGCAAGGTTATCTACTCCGGCCTGATTCGCTCCGCTAAAGACGCGATGCGCCTGTATAACTTCTCACGGTCCGCCTATGCTGAACGTGTGGCTCTGACGCCTAAGGCTCCGTGGGTGGCCGATGTTAAGGCTATTGAGGGATATGAAGGCGATTGGACAGACGCCAACGTAGAGAACCAATCTGTTCTACGGTACAACAGCACAGACGAAGCCGGGAACCAGCTTCCAATACCACAGCGCAACAATCCTAGCGACATTCCAGCGGGTTTTGCACAGGATATGCAACTGTCTGAGCATGACATTCAGGCAGCATTGGGGATGTATAACGCATCTCTCGGCGAAAAAAGCAACGAGAAGTCAGGTCGGGCGATTATGGCTCGCCAACGTGAAGGCGATACCGCAACCTTCCACTTTCAGGACAATCTATCTCGCGCTATTCGCTATCTTGGCCGTATTTTGGTTGACCTGATACCGAAGATTTACGACTCTCGGCGTGTTGTTCGCATCTTGGGTGAGGATGGCGAGTCGAAACCCGCTATCGTTGACCCGCAGATTTCAGGCGCAACAGAGAAGCAAGGGAACACTTACATATACAACCTAAACGCGGGCTTGTATGACGTGTCGGTAGCCGCTGGCCCTAACTACACGACCAAGCGCATGGAAGCAGCGGACGCCATGATGCAACTGGCGCAGGGGAACCCTAACCTGTTCCCGCTTATAGGCGATGTCATGGTAAGAAACATGGATTGGCCCGGTGCTGATGCCATTGCTGACCGTCTAAAGTTAATGCTACCGCCTGAAATCAAGCAAGCCGAAGAGAACGACGACGAATCACCAGAAGTTGTGGCTCTAAAGCAGCAAGCACAGCAAATGCTAGACCAAGCCACACAGCAGATTCAAGCCGCAGAGCAAGGCATTCAAGAACGCGACCAAGCTATTGCACAGCTTCAGCAGGAATTACAGCAAGCCAAGCAGACGAACGACCTGAAAGCGCAAGAGATACAAGTCAAGGTGTTTGAGGCTGAGACTGAGCGTATGCAAGTCGAGGCATCGTTGATGCAGCCCGTTGAACAAGGCGTACAGCAAGCCGCACGGCCAAGCCAGCCCGCAGCAATGGTCATGGTTGATGGCAGAGAGGAACTAATGGCCGCCGCTAGTGAGATGCAGTTGGCGAGCGCAAGCATACAAGAAGTCGCCCTGCAAGCCTCGCAAGTGACCGCACAAAGCGCACAAGCGTTAGCTGAAGCCCTGCAAATGATGGCGCAAGGCCAAGCGATGCTGGCTGAAGCGATTGCTACACCTAAGCCGTCGCTATTTGAAATGTAAAGGACAAAGCATGCCCGGAATTAAGAACACACAATACAACTGCGGCTATCAGCAAATTGCAGCGTCTACCCTCGCAACTTCAACCGCGCTGACCATCCCAACAGTGCCAGGCAACGGTGAGCAGTCTGCCCGCTACGCCGTGATCCAATGCGAAGGTGGTGAGGTTCGCTGGCGTGATGACGGCACAGCACCGACGTCCACGGTCGGATTTTTGTTAGCCCGCTACCCTGACCAACTTGTCTATGATGGCGACCTAACCGCTCTGAGATTTATCCGCACATCCGCATCATCGATTCTGAATGTCTCGTATTACTTCTAAGCAGTAAAGGCACTAGCGCCCAGCTAGGATTCCTAAAAGGAACTGTAAATGTCTGATGTATTTGACGGCGCAATTGCGCCCGTAGAAACGCCGGTAGCTACACCGGAACCCGTAGCGCCAACTCAGGAAACCACGGCGGCTCCTGAAGTTACAGAAACGCCGGAAGCCCATGAAAAGATGCTATCTCAATCTGAGGTAGACAAGATCGTTCAGAAACGGCTCGCAAAAGAATCTCGACGGTTCGAGCGAGAGGCTAACGAACGCGCACAACTGATGGCACGGGCACTTGCTGCCGAACGTCAGTTAGAAGTGACGCAACCAAAGCCACAAGCCGCACCGGATGGGAAACCTAACCTGTCTCAGTTTCAAGATTACGAAAGCTACACCGAAGCCCTAACCGATTGGAAAACCAATCAAGCTATCGAGAGGCGTTTTGCCAACGAGAATCAAAGACTGCTGCAGTTTCAAGAACAGCAGTTAAACGCCAAACGTGCTGAAGCATTGCGCCCCAAGATTGATGAGGCCATTAGCAAGTATGACGATTGGGCTGAAGTTGCGACTACCTTTGCCATGCCTCAGATGATGGAAGAGGCGGTTTTGGAGTCGCCATTGGTGGCTGAAGTTGCCTATTTCCTCGGGCAAAACCCGAACGAAGTAAACCGCATCGCAAGGCTGTCACCAGCCGCGCAAGTTCGTGAGATTGCCAAGATTGAGACAAAGTTAAGTGCGCCCGTCACACCAACCAACGCACCACCGCCCATTAAACCCAATGGCACAAAGGCAACTGTCAAGACAGACACCTTTAATCTGCCGTGGGATCAGTTTGTTGCTAATCGACGCAAAGAGATGGCGCGGTTTAAGTAACCTCTAAACCAAAGGAAAAGAAATGAGTAATACATTAAGCACCATTGATATGGTGGCCAAAGAGGCGCTGCGTATCGCGCACGAAAAGGCCACCTTCGTGGGTACAACTACCCGCAGCTACGACGATTCTTACGCCAAAACAGGCGCAAAGATCGGCGACACACTCCGTTTGCGTAATCCTAACCAGTACACGGTAACAACTGCTTCGCGTGTTATGGACGCGCAAGACCAGGAAGAAACCACGCAATCGTTGACCGTTGCGTCTCAGTACCACGTTGACATGCGTTTCAATTCGACCGAACTTGCTTTGTCTATCGACGAACTGAGCAAGCGTTACATTGAACCCGCTATGTCTGTCTTGACCTCACGTATTGACGGTGATTGTCTGTTGGCCGCTACCCAAGCCACCTACAACGTCGCTGGTACAGCAGGCACGGCAGTCGGCACGGTGACTTCTGGCTTCTCAGACACCTCCGCTATCGGT